GGTGTTCCAGTTAATACTGGAGATAAAGTATTTGCTTTACTTGCTACAGCTGTTACTAAACTATTAAATTCTGTATCAAACTCTGATCCTCTAATAATCTTAGCTGTATCAGAATCTGGTAAAGAATCCTTTGCTAAAAAGTTTGTTGTCTTTGTATAATCAGTCATTATGAACTCTTCCCTATTTTTAAAAATAAATCTATTTTTTGAATACTTACATTATCATTGTCAATTGTTGCTATTATTCCAAATGCAAATGTCTCACCATGTCCTCCTAAAGGAACTTTAATTTCTTGTACACCACTTCCTACTGAAGAGTATTTACTTACTGCATATAATGATGTAGTATCAGCAAATTTAGCATAAACTCCTGTACCTAAATCTCTAGATAATACAACTGTTCTAGGGTTTAGTGTATAATCATATCCATATTGAAAAGTAAAATCTTGAGTTCCAGAACCAATAACTAATAGCTTTGCTTTCTTTAAAAACTTCTTAGATACTCCACCACCTACATCTGAAAATGGAGACTTATAAACAAGTTGATATGTAGAAGTATTATCTCTATATCCTGTATAATCTCCTATACCACCAGGGACACCTATATATAACTTTCTATCTTCTGTTGCTGTAAAACCAGTAAACATACTTCCATCATCTAAGGACCAAGTAGTTATTCTAGCTGAACCATTAGGTAATTCTGTCCTTAAATCTACATAAACCATAATCTTAGATGCAGGAAAGGTTAGTAAATAAAAAGCTTCCTTCTCATAATAGACTGACTTAATATTATCAAATGTTGGTTCAACTGCTAAGTAGTCTACAATATCTTCTCTAATATTTAAAGAGAGTTCTCTCATAGGTAAAGATTTCTCTTGTACTACTCTTTTAAGAGATCTAATACCTGACTTAGATAAATAAATTAAGTCTGTACCAGTGGCTTGTATAGAGTCCCTAGATACACACCCTACTCCTTTTATTGTATCAACTAATGTCATTGTAGTAGGATCATTAGCTCCTGAATATATTAATATATTTTCTTTACAGAATATAGCTAAGAATCCATTATGTTGTGCTAATCCTACTATCTCATCACCATTACCTACAACACTACTTATATCTAATACACCTGAGCCCGCATCTAAGAAATTACTTGGCTCTAACAACTTTGAAAAGAAGAGTGTATGTTTATTTTCTGTTAAGCCTGCTACCCAAGTTCTTCCATAAGCTGACAGCATTGTATCAGGATCAAATGTAGTTACTCCAGTAGGTCTTTTTCCATATCCATCTGTTCCAATACGTTGCCATATATATGTACCAGCTAATGCTCCTGATGTAGCCTTTCTATAAACCATAGCTCTATGTGACTTCTGTACTGCAAAGCCATTAATAACTCCAGCTACTCCTAAGCCCTCAGCTGCAGAAGCAAATTGCCATCTATTAGCTGTAAATGTTAATGATACTGGCGTTACTTGGTCAGCTATATAAAAAAGAGATGTAGCTAATGTAGTAGTTCCTGTATATAATTTAAGGTTACCTCCTGAAAAGACAACAACATTTCCTTCAGTAGTATTAAACTCAAAAAGAGATTCTAAATTTTTAGTAGAAGTTAAGTCTCCTGGAGTTGTGGTAACTAAATTATAACCTTGCCTACTTCCTAATCTACCATATTGATCAATAATACAGTTATTAGCTTTAATAGCATATCCACTATCTAAGCCTACTTTAGCATCCTGAGTATTTAAACCTAGGAAACCAGGAGAAAGTAGACTAATAGGTTGTAACTGTCCTGCCATTATACTGCTTGCCAAATAGTTTCATAGGGTTTCTGACCTGCTTCAATAGCAATATAATCAGAAAGAAGTCTTTGATACCTAAGTTCTTGGTCCTGCATTCCTCCGTCTTCCCCTCGTTCACTAATAGCTCTAGCAATTGTTCCTTCTATAATTAACTGTGCAGGGACTAATGATGATTCATCAGGTAATACTAAATCTTCTTGAGGTAATACAACATTAATCCTAATAGTATACTCTTTATCAGGTACAGGAAAGAGATCAACTTGTGAGTCTCCAGCAGAGTCTACTCCATTAAAAGCATAATTCTGTGGTGGTCCTTTTGTTATTACTTCAGAAAAACCAAAAGCCTCGTCCATCCATTCAGTAGGTCTTAAATACATCCATGATTTTGTAGTAGCATTATAGGCATCAAGTACTCTAAAACGAGTACCAGAACCAGTTAGTGCCCAGTTAAAAAGACCATCTACAGTAGTTACCGTATAAGTATATCTTAAAACTTTCCAGTTCCATGAGTTTTCTATTTCATTCTTAGTTACATTAACAAGATCAGAAATTAATGATGAGTACTCATTTTCGGCAAGAGAAGTTACCTGCTCTTCTCTAAGCCTAACTAGTACTTTATTTACTATTTCAAGATATGTCATTATTTATCCTTGGTTACCATTTAACTTTATCTGCCCAATAAGCAGCACTTGTTTTTCCTTTTGCTATATTTTTACGATGTCTTGCTTTAAATGATTTACGTTTAGCTTTCATTTTATCTGATTCACCTGATTTAGGAGCACCTGCAGTAGAAGCTCCTGCCTCTCCAAATCTAATCATTCTATCTTTGCCACCCTCTTTAATAAGAACTACATGAGATTTTTTACCTTTAGTAGATCTTTTAGGTTTATTATAACCTGCAAATGTTTCACCTCTATAATCTATACTCATTAATAACCCATGCTCATACTTTTTTTAGCTACCTTTTTAACTTTAGCTTTGCTTTTACTTTTAGTATGACTATACCCTTTTGCTTTTAACTCAAGGTGTCTTTTCTTAGTAGTTACCATTATTCCTTTTCCTGCTTTACTATACATCATATGTGGTAATTTCATGCAGTTCTCCTTTTTTTCTTTTTTTTCTTATCTGACTCTTTTTTTAAATTAGCTTTCGCTGTTCGTATTCTTAAATTACTTCTTCTATTATCCATTGCATTATCATTCTTATGGGAAGCATGCTTATTATCCCCTTTCTTAAGTTTTAATTTAGCTCTTGCAGCATTACGAGAAGCTCGTTGTTTAACTCTTTTCTTTTTATGTTTCTTTTCCCAAGCAAGCTCTTTCTTGTAATCTCTTTTACCATTAGTCATAAATGGCATACTAGTATCCTCTTCCCTTATCTGATTTTTTCTTTTTCTTATTTACCTTTGGTTTTTTATTCATTGACATAGTTCTCTCCTAGTTAGATTTAGCTAATTGACCACCAAAGTAGAACTCTATAATAATAGTAGCCCACTGGAATATCTCGTCAAATTTATATAGACCTTTTACAGTTTCAAGGGTAGTACCACCACCTATTTCAAATAAACCAAAGAAACTAAAGCCTGCTGTTGTTACAGGAATTACTGTTTCAATACCAAGGACACCTGCAAGAGGATACATAGCTACTAAAGCTAATATAACTACAATAAGAAATCTTCTATTCCAAGCCGCCATGGATGACTCTTTATTAGATTGATCTCTTGCACTATCAATAAACTTTCTTTTAGCACTCATTGCTTGTAACATAAGCTTATGTTCATCATGAGATTGCTTAGATTTAATTGCAGTTAATTTTGCAAAGAAACCAAGTCCTATCGGTATTAAGTGTGTTAGTAAACTTATCATGTATTAGACCATCCATAAACTATACTTAAAATAATAGGTGTTATTGGAAGTGCTGCTAATAATGCTAATATATAAATAACTGGTTTCATACTTTCCAACCTTGAGACATTGACCATAAATATACTAATCCTACTAATAGCACAGCTAGAACAGCTTTAAGAGATAGTTTTCCAAACTCAATAAACTTATCATCAAGCCATTCCTGTAGTCCTTCTTTAATAGCTTTTTTATGGTCTTCTGTATTCATATTAATCTCTTCCTAGCCACGTTAAAGTATCCTCATTCCAATCATAATGGCTACCATCATCTGGATAAGATGTAGGTGCTTCCCATGTCCATGTAGTTTCATTCAAAGTCCATGATGAATAAGGTTGTTGTTGATAAAACACATCATTAGTTAAATCGTAGGTGTGTCCTATTCCAGCAAAATTTCCCCTCAAAGGAGTGCCACCTAAAACATGTTGATTACCATGAGTATTATATGAAGTCTGTACCCAAGTACCTTCTTGTGTATCTATAAAGTTTTGTTCTGCAACAATTACTTTTTCTACAATTTCATTATTTATTTTAGCAAAATGACTCATTAGACAACAAAGCTTCCTGATGTATTAAATGTTAATATTGTAAAATCACCCGATGTAGTTACTGTTGCATTACTTTGTGTACCTGTCCAATCTAATGTAGGAACTTTAGCAATAACTACTCCAGAACCACCTGCTCCAGCTCCTGAATCTGGTCCAGCATTTCTACCTCCTCCTCCACCACCTGTATTAACTGTACCAGGTTTTGAAGCTCCATCTGCTGCAGTACCACCGGTTGCATTTCTTATACCATTACCGCCGCCGCCAGTACCACCCTTACCTTGACCATTACTTAGGAGTCCACCACTTGTAGCATCTGAACCTCCGCCACCACCACCAGCTCTAGTTACTGAAGAACCTGATATACTTGAAGCTAAACCATTACCAGCATTACCTCTAGGATCTCCTGAAGAAGCTGCATTAACTGCTGCTGCTCCTGCACCACCAGCACCTGCTGATTGGTATTGTCCACTACCACCACCACCATTACCACCTGCATTACCTTGACCAACTGTTCCAGCTCCACCAGAACCATTATATCTACCACCACCACCAGAACCACCAACACCACCATTACCTTTACCACCACCACCTGAAGTTACAGTAGTTAAACCTGAACCAGACAATACAGAATCATCACCAATAGTATTACCTGCTCCTCCTGCTCCTACAGTCACAGTCATAGAAGTACCAAGAGTCATAGTACCTGTTGTTGCAGTTAAATAACCACCTGCTCCACCACCACCGCCTTGTGCACCACCACCACCTCCTGCAACTACTAGATATTCAAAAGCATAGTTTACAGGAACATAAGCTGCTATACCTGCAGTCATACCATATCCTCTGGCAGAATTAACTGCTGATGAAGTTACTCTAGGCAAACTGTGTTAAGGCAGCAAGTATAGTAAATGCTGCAGACCCTGTTTTAATTATTGTATATGTATATGAATCAATACTATTAGCATTACCTTCTGTAGGAGCTGAACCACCTTGCCATTCTGGAGTAATACTACTTCCATCAACTTGTACTACTGTATTTCTATATTCAGATCCTGTTATTGTTACAAGATGAACTAATGTAATAGCTTCACCTGTAGCCAATACAGAATCTAATGAAGCTCCACTTGAAGCTCTAAAATTAACAGTCCAATCACCTGATGCAGCAGTTGTATAATAAACTACTGATTGTGTATTTGTATCATAATTAATTGTTCCCGTTGCAGCAGTTGCTGCTACTGTTACTTTTTCTGTAGAATTTACAAAGGTTGAATAATCAGAAAGAAGAGCAGTTGTTGCTGGTAAGGCAGTTAAAGATGCACCACTAATTGCTGGTAATGCTCCAGTTAGATTTCCAGAGGTTAAAGATGTTAAACTAGCTCCACTAATAGCAGGTAAAGCTCCCGTTAGTTTACTAGAGGACATAGCTGCTATCTTTGCATCTGTTACATTAGAATTTAAAATCTTTGCAGTAATCACTGCATCATTTGCTATAGTAAGAGCTGTTGCTCCCGTTACATCACCTGTGTGTGTAGCATTAGTTACTTTAGCAGTATTGGCTGTAATAGCACTTGCTTGACCACTTGTAATTCCAGTCTTTGCTGTGTTTGCTGTAATAGCAGAAGCCTGTCCAGAAGTAATTCCTGTTTTAGCTGTATTGGCTGTTATTTCAGAAGCTTGTCCACTAGTGATTCCTGTCTTGGCAGTATTAGCTGTTATTGCACTAGCCTGTCCTGATGTGATGCCTGTTTTAGCAGTGTTAGCGGCAATTTCTGTATTGATTGAGTTAGCTAGTTTATCAGCAGTAATTGCATCATCTGCAATCTTAGCTGTAGCAATTGCTCCTGTAGATAAGGCGCCAGTAACATCAGCACTTGATAATGTTACTGAACCAGTTCTTGTATTAAAAGCAGTTACTGCTCCTGTTGCAGAGAAGGCAGCATCTTGCCATGCTGAACCATCCCATATATATAGTTGTTCTGATCCACTTGTATTATTATAATATAAAGCACCAGTAACTGTAGTAGTTGGTGCTGAAGAAGATACTCCTAAGTATTGTGTAGCAAAGTAATTAACTGGACTAATATTTGTAGCAGTAGTATTAACATTTGCTATATTAGTAGCTACTGTTCCAATATCTGAACCATCTGCAGCTACTGTAGTTACATCTGCACTAATACCTGCTACTGTTGTAACGTTTGCTGCAACTCCTGCTACAGTAGTAACATTAGCACTAACACCAGCAACGGTCGTAACATTGGCTGAAACTCCAGCAACTGTTGTTACATTAGCATCTATACCACCTACTGTGTTTACATTTGTTATATTATCAGCAACTGTAGTAACATCCACTACTTCGGCTGCTGTAAGTGTTGTAAATAACCAAGCTGTTGTGCCTAGGTCATATACTTTCATTCTATTTAGTGTTGTATTATAATAAAGGTCTCCATCTGTTAGAGCACCTCCATCATTATCTGTTGTAGGGTCGGAAGACTTAGCTCCTAGATATAAATCATCAAAGGTATCTACATAACCTGCGGCAGCCGTTGCACTATCTGATGATGCTGTTGCACTTACAGCGGCAGCGTCTTTACTTACTACTGCTGCGGCGGCACTAGCTGCTGCTTCTGCAGCTTTAGTTGTAGCTAATGTACCTTCGCTACTTGCATCTGTAGTTGCATCTCCTGAACCACCAGGTCCTCTATATATAGCCATGTATTACTCCCTAGTCTTTTCTATTAAATATACTCTTCTTTGCTTTTACTTCCTTTTTACCATCCTCAACTAATTCATAACCATGATGTCTTTTCATAGCCTCTATATCTATTTGTTCTGTAAATTCTACTTTGTTTCCTGTTTGTACACATTTATACCAAGCCATTGTAAATCTCCTTTATAAAGATATACCCTCCGAAGAGGGTTATCTAATATTACTTATTACGCAGGTACAGCTATTGCAAAACAAGAGTCATCACGTAATTCTTTAACACCATAGATTGTATCTGAAGTGTAAAGAGTACTTAAATGATCCTGTTTATATTGAGTCTGTGACCTAACACTCATTTGTTCAACTAGAACTGCTGCGTCTTGATGACCCATTAGACAAACTCTAGCTGCTGCTGAGCCTGAAGTTGTAGCACAGTTAGAAGAAACATATACTGGCATACCATAAAGGTTACCAATTTGTCCATTTCTAATTGTGTTAGCATTTCCTGCTTCACCAACAAAGTCCATAGCTGTATAACGATCAAGACCCATTAATGTATTTCTAGCTGAAGGTGGTACTAAAAAGAATCTACCCTCTGTAGGTACATCATTATCATCTAATCGTTGAATAGTTCTACGGATAGCTGCATCTGTAAGAACAGCTTCATTATTAGAGCCTGCAACATACTCAGTAGTACCATTACTACCAATAAGTGCTTTGTTGTAAGCTGTTGTACCGGAACCACCATTAAAGCCAGAACCTAGATTAATTAAGTTAGTATCAACTTGTTTAGCCAATGCATAACCTGCATCCTCTGTATAAAATCTACGAAGTGATGACAGTGCTTGTACTTCTACAATATCCTCAATAAAACGAGAATACTCATAATGTAGATTAATTGGTACTTGTACTTCTGTTTCAGTAGCTGCTATCAATGTTACTGCTGTTGATGCTGCTTTTACTGATGCTGCCCCTCTAGTAGGTTTAGGGATATGAATTACATCTCCTTTTTTACCTTTGAAAGACATCTTTTTAAAAACGTTTGCAGCTACTAAGTTTTTCTTATAAGCTGCTATTACTTCATCAGACCATATTTCAGGTATGAATACTGCTCCTGTGGTCGTAGTGACCGCTGGGGTAGGATAAGCCATGTTAATTACCTCTCTAAATTGTTATTTAAATAACTCGCCCTTCCTGGTAAGCTGACATTATCTCATCGGATAATGAATCGTACTTGTCTGGGTCCGTTTGCATAAGTTTAATAATATCGCTTCTACGATACTTCTTTTTAGAAACAGGTTCATTACTTCCTTTACTACCTATACTAGCCGCTTTCAACTGATTGTCTTTATCAATCTTACTTGTCTCTGTTACTTTAGCAATTCTTTCTTGCTTATCAGTCCAGTTACTAAGTAGTTCATGACCAGAGTCATAATCAAAATGTACTTCTGCTCTATTGTATAGTTCAGAACGAACTTTAGAAGACTTGATCCACTCTGCAAAAGCAGGGTCTTGTACCATTTGTTCCAGTTCTGGAAACTCTGCATTTAGCCTAGTTAATGTAGCAGTACGCTTCATCTCTTGAGCTGCTTGCTGTGCTTCTTTAATAGCTGGGTGGCTATCAATCTGACTTTGAACATTCTTGGTAGGATTATCAAAAAAGTCTTCTGGTGTTACTGCTTCTTGAGTCGATGCTTCTTTCGAAGTTTGTGTTTTAATAAAATCATCAACAACTCTCCTTAGCTCACCTACTTCAGACCCTTGTTTACCAATTAACTTTTCAGCTTCTTGATGCATTGCTACAATGTCTTTAGCAGATTTACCTTTATACTTCTCAGGTAAGTCATCTTCTTCTAGCTCTACTTTCTCCTTTGGTTCTTTTTCAGGTATTGGTTCCAACTCTGCTTCTAATGTTGTTTTAACCAAATCTAAATCATCTGCCAATTCTGGAGCTGGTATTTCTATTATTTCATCTTCAACTTCTTCTATTATTTCAGCCATATTATTTCTCCTGTGCTTAATAGCATTTTAGGAAGGTTACCTTGGGGACTAATCCTCAGCAGCCTCTTTTTGTTTTACTCTAGATTGATCCCAATGTTTTCTTTCCCAGGACAGAGTAGCACCTGGAAAAGACCCAGACCAGCCTTCAAGTTGGATTGATGGTGTACTTATAATTTTATAAGCAACCTTTCCACAAGTAGGACAGTCATGTTTTTTAGTGTATTCAACATAGTCTTCAAAGACTCCACATTGACTACACTCAAATTCAAAGAATTTCTTCATTATTTTCTAATTCATTATAAGTTTCTTGGGAAACATTTTTTAATGTTAATATCCAATTAAGTATATCTAGTTGACCTTTTCTTCTATTAAGAGTTTTCTCATCTTCTACAGAATTTAAACTATTATATTGATCATGTAGTTTTTGAGCATCTTCTATTAAGTCTAACCATCCTTTTGATACCATCATTTTAAATCTTTCTTCATAGTACTCTTGTAAATCTTTATCCATATTAATATTATACCATAAAATTATTAAAAAGTCAAGCTATTTCTTATTAGACATCTGCATTTTTACAATTTCTTTGTTATCAATCATGTCTTTTTCTTTCATTTGTAGCTCTTGTTCTTTAAGCATAAGCTCTGCAGTTTGAACTCTTCGTTTAAATTCTGCTGCTTGTTCTTCAGCTTCACTAGGTAAGTTAGTAGCTAAGGCTGTCATCATCTTAGCTTGTACCTCTTGAGGTTTCATCTGAGCACTAACCATGTAGTTCTGTGCTTGCGCAGTATTCTCTTGTGCTTCTGATTGTTGTAACTGTATAAGAGCTTGTGCTTGAGCCATAACTACTTGCTGTTGTTGTTTTGTTTTTTCTTGTGCTTGTTGTTGTGATTGCTGTAGAACCATCTTAATATCTGATTTATTAGCAAGACTAGAATTAGCTACAATACCCTGTAATAATAAAGGTACAACAGGACTAGTAGGTCCTAAAGTTTTAAGTAAATTAATAAACTGTATCTGTTCTACTTCTTTAGCTAGATTACCTAATGATCCATTAGGAACAAACTTATAGTCTGCCACTGGAAAATGCTCTGGATCAAATTGCATAAATCTATGTGCTGCTTTCTCAATAAAAGGTATTAAGAAGTTTTCTTGGAAGTTTACTAGAGTACGCTTATTCTTCTTAAGTATTGTAGAAAGGGTTACTGATAATTCACCACCTGTTGGTTGTTTCATATCAGCAGCTGTATTTAATGTGTTAGTTGCTTGTAAAAGCATTTGTTGGAATTCTTTTGCTGTAGTTAAATTAGATGCATCTGTTTGACCAAACTTAAATGGCATTAAAACTTCACCAGGAGAACCATTAGTTAATAATGTTTTACCAGGTCGAATTTCAAACTTAGCTCCACGAGGAAGTCTAGTTGCATCCATACCCATCATAGGTGCTGTAGTTAATGCTAGGCTATCTAAATGAGCTCTTAATTGAGCATCTATAGCTTTCTGCATGTTATAACCTTTTTCTGCTACACCACGACCCCAGAATCTATTAGGAACTGTATCATCTTGGTAAGCAACAACTGGTCTATCTTTCATCATGTAAGGAGAACGTTCAGCTTTAAGAAGAACATTATCATTACCAATTACTACAATAGCTTCAACAAGATCTCCATATTCTGCTAGTAAATCTGTACCACCTTCTATAAAATCAACTACTCCATCTTCTGGATCATCTATAAGTTTTTCTGGAACAAGTCCATAGTACCTAACAACCTTAACTTTGTCATGATCATACTCTTCATCTATCCATGATTCTTCTAAATCAAGGTCATTTGAAGCATTACCACCAAGATCAGCTTTTTTATAGACACCTGATTCCATATTCTCAGCTACTTTATGTGAAGATACAAATTCTTCAATAGCAACACCCATTGCATCTGCAATACTTGTAGCATTTGGGTCAATTAAGAAGTTTTGAGGACTAATTGGGTTAAGAATAACATTAAATTTATCCTTTGAGACTGTACCTATAGCAATACTCTCTACTTCATTCATAGGTTGTGTAGATGGAATAAGTTCTTTTGTTCTTTTAAGAGATAATTCACCAATACCAGTACCATAAATACTAGCTAATAGAATAATATCTCCTACATTCTTACGTAATCCATTCTTTTTAAAGCATTCTTTCATGTACTGTTGAAGATACTGAATATCTTTGTCATCTTTATCAGCCATATCATCATCAATACTAAATAAACTATCTCCCGACCCAAAAACACCCTCTTCAATTTCAGATGCATGGTTTTCAATAGCTTCTTGTAGTGCTGGAGAAACTAATCTACTTCTTTCAGACTCTCTTAGTTTATCTTGAGCAGCCCATTCCCCTCTCCATAGTCTTTCATACTCTTTCCAACTTTCAAGATAATTAGTATCCCTATTATCTCTCCAGTCATCTAAATGTCCTTGAATCCAAGAAACTAATTGTGATGGTGCTCTATATTCTGCCATGTTATGTCCTATTAATTAATATCCACTGACTACGTCTAGTACTTCGTAATCCTCGTCTACATCTTCAAAGTGTACATCTACAACTTGTACTTGATCAATATAAGCTAAGGCATCGACCAAATCATCATGTAACTGACTATTAGGAAAATTTACTAATTGATCAATAAAATGATTATTCCATGAACCATAATTTAATGTTACTCTATCATGTTCAAACCTTCCTTGTAATGCCCATACTATTCTTTCTGTTTTCTTTTGATTACCATGAGTACAGTCATCAATTCTAAAAAACATACCATTCTTCTGCATTAAATCCATTAAGTATGGAAGAGCAGCATTCTTTAAACTACCTTTTTCTATTCCTATTTTTGTTGGTTCATACTCTCTAACAGCTGAGAAGATTTGTTCGCAAGTTTCCTTAATATCCCATCTACCATGTTTAATATCAGCAACCCACCAGCCCTCTTCATGGACTTTAACGATGGCAATCGCTGTTTCATCCAGCTTACTATTTTTGTTACCTGCGTCTTTATCCACTTTAATAAATCCAGCCAAATCGACTGCAATAAAATAATTCCCATCTTCAGGTTCTTCTTCATCTATATGTATCCATTCCTCTTTAAATATGTCTCGTGATGCTGCTTCAAATGAAGCCATAAATTCTTGTCTAAATGCAAAGCTACTCATTGAGTTCTTTGCTGCTTCTATTTCACTAGCAGGTATTAATGGATTATCATAAGAAGAATAATGAAATGCGTGCCAGTCATCATCCTTTTTTCCTTCAGCATATTTCCATAGTTCATAAAAGTGGTTACGACCCTTAGGTGTTCCAATAAATAAAGCTCCACCCTGAACGTCAGCTAATGCTGGTCGTAGAATCTGTTCCCATACATTTGGTTTAATATCAGCATATTCATCTATTACTACATAAGCTAATCCAACACCACGCAGTGTATCAGGTCTATCTGCGCCTTTTAAATATATCTTACGTCCATTTACTAATGTAAGAACAGACGTATTTTCATGAGCTGCTGAGATAACCTCATGTCCTAATTCTTTAAGTACTCCCCACATAATATCTCTAGCTTGCTGATATGTAGGTGCAACATAGAATACATCCTTTGATGTAGACTGTAAGGCTTCTATTAATAGTATCCAGGCTGCTAGCCTAGACTTACCAAACCTTCTTCCGGCTGCTACAATCTTAAATCTTTCTGTACTATTAAATACTTCTCGCTGCTTATCATGAAGCTTTACATTTAAATCAGTCAATTATTTAAATTTCTTTAGATAGTCTGAGAGTTTAGTTTTACCATCACTTGGATTATATCTTCCATTAGTTTTAAGGAACTTAAGCATTCCTTCTTTACCTCCTAAATGAGCTACTGCTACTAAACCATTTTCTGTAACTTCAACTCCATTAATCTTTTGTCCTATATAAGTGTTAAGAGCCTTCTCTGTAATAAATTCTTTAATATCTTCTTGATGCCATTCAAACACTTTATCTTGTAGTCCTTTATCAGCTAGAAACTCTTTATCAGTAAATAGAATATCATTAGCTTTTTTATAATCGGATAGTCTATCAGCTCCAAATTGGTATGCTCCCATAAAACCTGATTTATTAACTATATTATAATCACCAGAACTTTCAGATTCAATTAAATCTTCTTGGAAAGAGGTTTCTACTGTAGGATCTTTTTTTAACATAGGCTCCATAAACTCATTCCATTCAGCCCCTAAAGTATTTAAAGACCA